TGGATAAATCTAAATTATTATCTATGAAATATGTATAATATGGATATTACTCTTTTTGGATTTCATTTTAATCTCGAAATACTTATTTTGATTGGTGTTATATATTTAATTATGGTTGGACATACTTTATGCGGTTGTTGTAATATGCCTCGTATTATGGAAGGATTAGAAACTATTGATTCGTCAAATGTTACTAAAAAAATAAACGAAAAAATAAACGAAAAAAAATAAATTTATTTTAGATTAAAAATAAAGTAAAAATATTATCTATCAAATATGTATAATATGGAAATCACTGTCTTTGGATTTAAGTTTAATCTTGAAATATTAATCTTAATAGGTGTTGTATATTTAATTTTAGCCGCTCATACTGTTGGAGGTTGTTGTAATATGCCTCTTATTATGGAAGGACTATCTACTATGACCAAGAAAAATGGAAAAAAAGAAGGATTCGCAGGAGCTAATACAAATTATGGTGAATCATCTCAATATTCTTTAGGTGATTATAGTAGTCCTGATACCTCTTCTTGGGGACAACCTAATTTAACTATTACTCCTGGACAACCAGTGCCTAAAGCAGTTACACAATTTTTAGCTAGAGAAGAACAACCCATACCTTTACCAGAAGGCGAAATGTTAATGTTCGCGAATACACCATTTAAACCTGAATGCTGTCCAAACACGTTTTCAACAAGTCAGGGGTGCGCGTGTCTTACGGGAAAACAATATAATTTTTTAGTAGAGCGTGGTGGTAACAATATTCCATATTCTGAATATTAAATTTATACCATAAAATATTATTAATATTTTTAATATTTTATTTATAAGAATTTACTTTATTTCCTTTCGAATCATAAATCCAAATTTCATAATTAAATCCTAATTGCTTTCCTGCGTTTTGTTTTAAAAAAATATTATTTATATTTATTTTTTCAGTCCATGTAGATTTTACTTCAATACATTTATTTTGTGAAGGAATAAAAATGTCTACATAATGACGATGTTTCTTTCCATTTTTATCATTATACCAAATGTTTGGAACATTTTTACAACCAACTACGATATCATTTTCATTGATATTTTCATTTTCTAATAATTCTTTTAATGCGTAAGGTTCAGCTCCTTGTACTTTTTCAATTCTACCAGAAGGAAATATAAATTCTTTTAATTTATATGCACTTTTTATAATTTTTTCCATAATTTCTGTATTTTGACTGGAATTTTCTACTCCATATTTTTCTAAACACGTTTTTTTATATCTATCCTTAAAATCTTGTGATTGTGTATAATGTTCTACTCCATATTTTTTTAAACTTGTTTCTTTAATTTGGTCTTTGATATTTTTAGTTTGAGAATAATATTCAACACCATATTTTTTTAAACAAGTTTGTTTACCTTTTTCTAAAACTTCTTTTATTTTAAAAGGACTGTCGACTCCATATTTTTCAATACAAGTTGCTTTATATTGTTCTTTAAATTCCTTGGATTGACTATAACTTTCAACCCCATATTTTTCAAGACAAGTTGCTTTATATTGGTCTTTAAATTCTTGAGATTGACTATGATATTCTACATCATATTTTTCTAAAGAAGTTGCCTTATATTGTTCTTTAAATTCTTGAGATTGGCTATAACTTTCAACTCCATATTTTGCTAAATTTGTTTGTTTTATTTTTTCTATAATTTCTTGTGATTGACTATGATGTTCTACTCCATATTTTTCCAAACAAGTTTTTTTAGATTTTTCCTTAACATAAATATTATTTAAACTACACTCACTTCCATATTTTTCTAAATTTGTTTCTTTAACTTTATTTTTAAAATGGTCTAGTTTAGAAATATGTTCTACTCCATATTTTGTAAGCCAAGTTTTTTTTAATTTATTTTTAGCATTTATTTTAGTACATTCAATACAATAACCATTAGTCCTTATTAAACTTCTAAATTCCTTTTTAAAATTAAAATCACAATCATTATTTATACATTTTCCTTCAATAATAGCAAATGAATTTATAGTTTTAGCATTTGAATAATCATCACACAATATTATATTATTTTTTTTACAAAAATCTACCAGTGTATTATAATTGTATTTCATTTATATTATATAAAGACATTATTTTAAATTCTTTTTCAAGAAATTAATATGTCTAAATATTTTCATTTAATTTTTCTTTTCTTTTTAAATAGGCCTTCCTATTTATTTCTTTTAGTTTATCAGGATTTTCTTCCGCTATTTTTTTTAATCTTTGTTTTGACTTTTCATTTATAATTTCTTTATTTTTTTCATAATAAGATTTGCGTGAATTATTATAATTTTCTAATTGTGATTTTAATTTTATATTCTCTTCTTTCAAGGTCTCAATTTCTTTAAGAAGTTCTTCAATATTCATATGTGTATATACTATATTATATTTAATATAATTTTAAGTTAATTTTAACTTTTATTAATTGTTACTTCTTTAGCTATTTTCTTTACTATTTTGTCTGCTTTTTCTGCATCATTATCCCCTGGACCTCCCATAGCCTCAACTACAATATGATTATACTGATCGCTTTTTTTGGAATCACTATAAATACAGTCTGGATATTTTGCTTTCCACTGAGGAATCGCACAAATATTCTTATGAGAAATGTACTTGATTGCTTTTTTTATTTTCTTGTTATCGATGTCTTCTTTTTCCCAAACGTTAGCGTCTTTAACATATAAAGAATCCCTTTTTGGATCGTTACAATGGACTGGTCTCATATTTTCTGCTAACGCATTTAGATTTTTAATAATAAGTTTAGACATTCCGTTAACAAAACCTAACTCTCCAATGCTTTCAATATCGCAAAGTTGAATCTTAATTGACTCTACAAAATCCATAATATTCATTGCATCCTTACAAGTTTCATTTAAAAAGAATTGTAAATTAAATGTTTTGTTATGTGAATTATTATTTATATTTGTATTATGAGTACCATTTTTAATAACTTCTAACATTTGTTTTTGTAATTCATTATTTTGTTTATTTTGGACGAGTAATAAGTCTTTAAATTCTTGATTTTGTTGTATAATATTTAAAATTAATTCAGGTGATATATTATTTTCAGATTCACAAATTTCATCATCTTCTTTTTCTTCTTCTTTATTTTGAAAACATTTCTTTTTATGATTCCATAAACTAGATTGATGCTTATATGACCTATTACAGTCACATATATATTCGGCGTTTTTTGGCGTTTTTTCTATAGTATTTGTTCGTTTAATATGTTTTGATGTTAAAATATGTCTGCTCCATTCACTATTTTTATAGCATTTAAAGTCACAAAAGTTACAATTAAATTCTTCTGCGTTTTTCGGCGTTAAATACTTCGTCATTTATAGTATATATACTACTAAATAAAATAATTCCTAAACTCTTTTTTTACAATAAATAAAAAATTATGCTAACAAAGTGAAAAATTTATAAATTGTCGTGAGACGCTAAATTTTCATTATGCAGCAAAAGTATGTTTTTTCCAAAAGTCTTAAGCCACTTTGCAAAAATGGACATTTATAAATGTCCAAAATCACTTTGACCTTTGACTTTCCCAGACACTTTTTCTCACTTTTAGAATATATATTGGAAAAGCAACTTAAAGAAACTTATTTCATTCTTTTGTCAATTCGCAAATTGTACAATAACAAATTGTTTTTTCTTTTTCTGGATCAATATCTATAATATCAGTTATAAAATTATGTTCGCATTGTTCATATATATATTTATCATTTATTTTTTTCATATTTTTTAGTATAACTAATTGTTGTTCACATTCAACACATAAATTATTATAAAAATTAATTAAATCTATAGTGCGATAATTATAATCACAATTTTCATTAATATAACACATTATTTCATTATACGAAAGAATAACTTCTTCTAATTGTTTAATTACAATTTCATTTTTCTTTTTCATTTCAATATGAAAAAAAATATCCATTATTAATTATATATAATATAATAAAAATCTTTTAAATTATTATATAATACTATTTTTAAACGTACAACCCATATAATGATGTAGCGTCTTTATCTTTTTTTATTAATTTATCTACAATATCTTTTGTAACTGTAAAAGGAAATTCAACCTTTAACGACATATCTTCCTCAAACAAATTGGAACCTGGCTTCATTAAACGATATAAATTGAGCTTTGTATAAATTATTTCTAAACATCTCTTTAAATTTCTAACACCATCTTCCTTATTACAAAGATTTTCAATAATATACTGAATAGCAGAATCTGGAATAATTATTTCCTTTTCATTAAATTTTACTTGTTCGCGAATTCTTGGCAATAAATAATTGTTTGATATCACTGTTTTTTGTTTTTGATTATATCCTTTTGTTTGAATTCTGTACATTCGGTCCTTTAAAATTGGATTAATTTTACTCTCATCATTATAACTAAATATAAACAAACATTTACTCAAATCAAAATCAATCTCGGAAAAATATTTATCATGAAACTGACTATTTTGTGATGTATCAGTTAAGTGTGTTAATATTCCTGCGATTTCTTCACCTTTTGGCGTGTCACTAATCTTATCAAGCTCATCAAAATAAATTACTGGGTTCATACACTTACTATCAATTATAATTTGAACGATTTTTCCCCAAGTACTTCCTTCATATGTATATGAATGCCCTTCTAAGAAACTACTATCTGTTGCTCCACCAAGAGCAATAAACGCAAATGGTCTATTCAGAATTTTGCTAATACCTTCCTTCACAAGCGAAGTTTTACCAGTACCTGGTGGACCGTGAATAGCAATAGCAGTACCAATTGCTTTAGGATTAGTGATTAGCTGACCAAGCATTTGCATAATTTGCATTTTTGCGTCATTTAATCCATAAACTGCTTCATCAAGAGTCTTTTGGGCGTTAGCCATAAAATCGTGGCATTTTTCAACACCATCCTCAATACAAATAGGCAATGTTAAATATTTATCAAAAGGCATTTTCATAAAAGTATCAACCCAATTTTTAATTTTATAAAATTCTCCAGCTCCTGGCTCAATATATCTTAACGAATTTATTTTTTTCATAGCCGCGGCTTTTAGAGCTATTGGTATAGTTGATTCCAACAGTGTCATCCTATAAGGCTTTTCGATTCTAACTAATTTATTTATTTCCTTTAACTCTTTAATAATTTTTTTTTGTTCTTCTATTTCCATTTTTGAAAAGAATGAAAAGTCATTAGTTGTATTTTTATCTCTAATAATTTTTTTAAAAATTCTAGAATTTTTATCCTTATATTTTTTATCTTTTTTATCCTTTATCTTTTTATTCTTTTGAATTTCTTCTTCACAAATTTCAATACATTTTTGAATTGTTTTATTATTTGTTTGTGTTTTTTGTATTTCAGTTAATTGCGAAAGAAATTCATTGTTATTTGTACTAATCTCAGATAAATCAACTTTTTTCAAATCAGTACTAGGGTTATCTTCATTTTTCTTATTTTTCTTATTCTTTTTTGGTTTTTCATCTTCAGACTCTTCTTCTGATGAAACAGACTCATCCTCATCTTCTGTTTCATCGTCATCTGTTTCTTCTGAATCATCGTCATCTGTTGCCCATTCATCTTCATCTTCTACGCCACCAATTGTAAAAATTATATTATATTTATTTGATTTTTTGGGGGTACTTATTTCATCATCATCTTCTGAAGAATCCTCTGAACCTAATGATATATCTTCATTTTCACTATCAGATTTATTTTTTTCTTTTTTACTTTTTTTACCATTTTTTCCTTTTTTATTTATTTTAACCACTTCTTCCTCTTCCTCTTCCTCATCAGAAGAAGATTCAATAATTTTATTTTTATTTTGTTTCTTTTTATTTTTTTTTGGAGGTACATAGTCAGAGTCAGAATCATCATCATCTTCCTCTTCCTCTTCTATACATTTCTTTAGTTTTTCTCCAGCCTTAATTTTTTTATTTAAATGCTTTGATGGAAACATAGTTGATAAAAATTTTCGATATTCTTGCGCATCCATTTCTTCGGATTCACTATCACTTGAATAGTTATCATCACTATCATCAGATTGTTCGTTACTTTTTCTTCTTTTTGATAATTCATCCATTTTTTTGGATCTATTATTTTGAATCTTTTTGGTAATTTTACTTTTAGTATCACTTGACATTATATATATAATACATTTAATCTTTAAATTTAAATTAATATCAATTTTATTTAATATCATTTTTATTTATAATAATATATTAAATGAGTTTACCTGAATATATTCAAAATTGGGTAAATATAGAAAACGTTTCTTTTTGGGAAATAGGCAAAAAATTTTTAAGAGAAAATCCTATTACAGATTGTGAAACTAAATCATTGATAAATTGTAAAGATACTGATATTTGTGATATATATACAAGTCAATCTACAGAAGAAGAAAAATGTGTCACAAAGGAAAGAATACAAAGTTTTAATGAAAATGTAATTTTTCAAGATAACAGTAAAGATAAAAAACAATATAGATTTTTATATTTTATTTATTCGGAAAGAAGCGCAAAAAAAATAAAAAAAATAGAAGATACTTTTAGAAAAAACCATCCAGATAATCCTGAAATAATAAAAGATATGCGTTCAATTATTAATTATGATTGTTTTTGTTATGTTGTTGAATCTTTAACAGATGGTTCCATATATGTATTATTTTCTTCAGGAAAAGTTCTTCGAAATGATGAATTATATAGTGGACCAATTAATGCGTTTATTGACACTATAGTTGGAGTTGTTGAAACCCTAGAAGTGCCAATTTATTTATGCGGGCATTCTATGGGTTGCGTTTTAGCGCAAATAACTGGATTAAAAATAATTGAAAAAAATCCAGATTTCTTTCGTGAAAATTGTACTGTTATAGGCTCCGCCCCATTTAAATGGATTAACGATGAAGATATCTCTCTTTATAGAGATTATTTAGATAAATTTCATATTTTTGTTTTAGGATTAAATTCAAATATTATTGACCCATTTTTTTATAAAGGTGATACTACTTTACAACAAATATATCCAATTAATTTACTTAATAGTAGTGAAAACACTACAACTTTAGAATTAATTCAAGAACCTATTACTAGAACACCAGGAGAAAATACAATGCATAGATGGCTTAGCTATAAACAACATTTTGATAATTATATTTTATCAATGAAAGGTGGTTATAAAAAATATAAAAGTAATAAAAAAAGTAGAAAAAACAAAATATATAAAAAGAATAAAAAAAGCAAAAAATATAAATAAAAATAATATTTAATTAAAATAAAATTGAATTAAAAAACAATCTAAATCTAAATATTATATTATATAAGAGATGTCACAAACTAGAAGTTCTAATATGTCAAATAGTTCTAAAATTATCGGTATACAATTTAGTATTTTATCACCTGAAGAAATTAGAAAAAGTTCAGTTGCTGAAATAACAAGTAGAGATACTTATTTAAATAATAAGCCAATTATTGGAGGTTTGTTTGATCCAAGAATGGGTGTTTTAGAGCCAGGTTTAATTTGTCCTACTGATGGTTTAAACTATATGCAAACACCTGGTTATCACGGCCATATTAATTTAGCAAGACCTGTGTATTATATTCAGTTTTTAAAAGATATTCAGAAATTTTTAAAATGTGTTTGTTTTAAATGTAGCAAACTATTAATAAGTAAAGAAAAATATAGTCAAGCACTTAAACTTGTTGGAGAACATCGTTGGAAATATGTATCAAATCTAGCAAGCGCTGTTAAACGATGTGGTGAAGACACAGATAATGGTTGCGGATGTTTACAACCCAATAAAATTAGAAAAGAAGGTCTATCTACTATTTTCGCTGAATGGAAAAATGATAACCAGGCAGAAGGAGAAGATTCAACAATTGTTATAAAACTTACACCCGAGATGGTTCTAAAAATATTTAAAAGAATATCAGATGAAGACGTATCGTTTATGGGGTTTAGCCCAATTTGGTCTCGCCCAGATTGGATGATATGTCAAGTAATGTCAGTTCCTCCTCCAGCGGTTAGACCATCTGTAAAGCACGACGCCCAGCAGCGTTCTGAAGATGATTTAACACATATTCTAGTAAATATAATTAAAACCAATAAAACTCTTCAAGAAAAAATTCAAAATAATGCTCCAGCAAATGTTATTGATGATTGGACTACAGTTTTACAGTATTATGTTGCTACTCAAGTTGATAATAAGATTCCTGGTGTAGCGTCTGTAGCTCAGCGTTCTGGAAGACCATTGAAATCAATCAAAGACCGCTTAAATGGAAAAGGTGGGCGAATGAGAGGCAATTTAATGGCTAAGCGTGTTGATTTTAGTGCACGTTCAGTTATTACAGCTGATCCTAATATTTCTATAAAAGAGCTTGGTATTCCTATGAAAATTGCCAAGAATATTACAAAACCTGTAACAGTTAATAAACTTAATAGATTATTCTTAATGAAATTAGTACAAAATGGTCCTGAAATTTATCCTGGGGCTAAAATGTTAGAAAAGAAAAATGGAGAAGTTATTACTTTGCGATATGTTGATAAAAAATCACTCGTTCTTGAAGAAGGTGATATCGTACATCGTCATATGATGGATGGGGATGCTGTGTTGTTTAATAGACAACCTACACTTCACAGAATGTCAATGATGTGTCATATTGCCAGAATTATGCTGCGAGGTGACACCTTTAGAATGAATGTTGCAGACACAAAACCGTACAATGCCGATTTTGATGGGGATAGACATATGTAAAAAAACATTTTGTCCCCAACAGGGAGCGTTAAAAACGTGTAACTCCCTAGTTAATTGATTCTTAATAAAAAAGCACTTAAAAATAAAATATATATTATTATAATGGAACTATCAAAACATTTAGAACTATCAAATACAATTTTAGATGAACCAACAAAAAGATATTGCGAAATATATAAAATAGTAAATCTTTCAAATGGTAAGATATATGTAGGACAAGCAGTGTCGCATATATTAAACCATAAAAGATATAGACCTTATGGACACGAAGGAAGATTTAGATGTCACATATCAGAAGCATTTTCAACAAAAAAAAATCAATCACATTATTTAAATAATGCCATTAGAAAATATGGTGTTCACGATTTTGTGGTTGAATTAATTGAGTTTTGTGAAATTATTAATGCTAATGAACGTGAGATACACTACATTAAGGAATTAAATAGTTTATTTCCTAATGGATACAACCTTAAAAATGGTGGAAGTGTATTTACTCATAGTGATGAAAGCAAGAAACGCGTGTCTAATGGTGTAACAAACTATTATAAAGATAAAAAATTTGAGCGGTTTAAAAATATCAAACATATAGATGATGATATTGAAAAATATATTAAACCGTTAAAAAGAAATAATTCGCAATATGGTTGGTACGTTTATATTGATAGAATAAAAGCAGATTTTGGAGGAGTTCACATTTTATTAGATGAAAGTAAAACAAGTGCGATAGAATTTATAAATAATTTAAAGAATCAATTAGCAAAACACCTTGATGCGGGGAGTCCCTTAGAGCCTATCTAGTTTAATAAATTAGAGAACCACTACTAAGTTTGTGTAGGAAACTTCACAAATGGCCGAGATATAGAACTCGGGTATAGTAATAATGTGGAGGATTGGGTAATCCGCAGTGTTACTTCCTAAAGTCGTTTGGTAGACTATGGAAGGCATTCAGAGACTGAACGGGTGTTGGTAGGTGATGAAGGATTAGCCATCCTGAGCTTGCTTAAGATACAGTCCGGCCCTTTGGGAAACCTTAGGGAAATTCACGGAAATGAATTTACATATGCCTCAGGATCCGGAGTCTGAGGCGGAATTAAGAAACTTAGCAGCTGTGCCGTACCAAATAATAAGCCCAGCAAATAATAAATCGATTATTGGTATTTATCAAGATTCAATGCTTGGTTGCTACCAATTTACAAGAGAAAAAGAATACACTAGAGGATCAATAAGTGTAAAAGAAGGCATTCGATTTGATCCTAGAGATGCAATGAATTTATTAATGATGTTTGATGGAGTAAACGAATATAAATTATTAGAAAATGCTGAAAAAGAAGGTGGAATTACAAATTTTGATATTATGAGTCAAATTATGCCGCCATTATCATTGAAATATAAAACAAAGTCATTTAAAGATGATAAAGATGAATTTAATACATCAAATAAAGTATTAGAAATAAAGAATGGTGAATATATTCGTGGTCAAATGGATAAAGGTGTATTAGCTGATGGAACAAAAGGTCTTTTACATAGAACGTGTAATGACTTTGGAAATATGGTATCAGCAAAATTTATTGATGATTTACAAAATATTATTACTGAATATATGAAATCAAGCAGCTTTAGTGTTGGTATTAGTGATTTGATTTCTGATGAAAAAACTAAAAGTGAAATTATTGAGGTTATTACAAGAAAAAAAACAGATGTCAAAAATTTGATAGACCAAGTTCAAATTGGAATATTTGAAAATAATACTGGAAAAACAAATGAAGCAGAATTTGAAACTCAAGTTAATAATATTCTCAATAAAGCAACAGATGAGTCAGGTAAAATTGGCCGAGAAAAATTAAGTAAAACAAATGGATTTGTTACTATGGTTAACTCTGGTTCAAAAGGTTCTGACTTAAATATATCATTTATGATTTCTTGTCTAGGTCAACAAAATGTTGATGGAAAACGTATTCCATATGGTTTTGAACACAGAACATTACCTCATTTTACTAAATATGATGATTCGCCAAGTGCTCGTGGATTTGTTGAAAGCTCATACATTAATGGATTAACTCCTCAAGAATTATTCTTCCACGCGATGGGTGGTCGTGTGGGTTTAATTGATACTGCTGTAAAAAGTGTGACGTGGGAAACACCAATTATTATTATTGAAAATCAACAATCAAAATATACTGAAATTGGAAAGTGGATTGATACTCAATTAGATGATGAACGAAACACTTCAGATATCCAACATTTCACTGAAAGACAAATGGAATTATTAAATATTAAAAATGGAAATGTATATATTCCAACAACAGATGAAAATGGTGAGGTTACTTGGGGAGAAGTAACTGCTATTACAAGACACGACCCAGGAACTCAACTTTATGAGATTAAAACCTGTGGAGGTAGAAGTGTTATTGTTACAGAGAGCAAATCATTATTAATTTGGAATCAAGAAACCAAAAAATTAAAAGAAATGCTTACACCTGATATTAAAATAGGAGATTGTGTTCCTGTTACAGAAAAATTATGTCAACCACCAATTATTTTAGATAATATTGACATGACTAATTATTTATCAAAAAATGAATATGTTTACGGAACCGATTTTAATAAAGCTACACAAATGATGGAAACTTCGATGAATAACCGAAATAAAATATCATCAGGGTGGTGGAATGAAAATAATGGAAATATTTTTACACTTCCCTATTCTAAAAAAGCATCTCTTCAAAGAACAAATATTCGTTCTAATTTATCAAATATTAAGGATGGATTTAT